ACCCCTCGGGTGACTCGTAATCCCCCTGATCCCAGTCGTCCTCGTCGGCGTCCAGGTACCGGTCCACGAGAGAATCGATGTAGTCGTACTCAGCCGACTCGGTGCTGACCTCATGCTCCAGGTCGGGCCAGGACAGCAACTGCTTGCCGGTCTCGAGACCGACCATCCCGGATGCCATCATTTCCTGAACGAGAGAGAGTCGCCCGGCGTAGTCCTGAGGCAGAGCCGATGCGGGCGCGACCTGCACGATAAACGGGTAGCGATCGAGTGCGATCTCGTCGTAACTGAATTCTCGAATCTCGTGCTTCCCGACATACTGCACCGAAAAGTTTCCGGCTACGTTTTTGAGTTCCTTGGCGCGCCACATGAATTGGTGGCCGAGCTCGACGAAGTCATTCTCGAACGCCTTAGCCATCCATAATTGACGCCCGGCCTTCGTGTCGTTCAGCGTGCGTTGCGCTACCGCCGACTCGATGCCCGGCTCTCGGCGCGCGGCTGCGCTGACCTGAGAGACACCAATCTGGTCGAACTGTAGCTTAAAGATTTCCTGTACGTACTGGAGTTGCACCGGGTGAAACGGTGCCGGCTGCTCTACGTTAGGCAGCTGGAACCCCGGCACTACCGGGATGTGGGTTTCCGCGTCGTTAGACTCAAGGTGTTCCGGCCTAATGCTGCCATCGGTGTAGTACACGCGGCGTCCCGAGTTGACGACCATTTGCCGCTGGATGGCCTGCAAAGCTCGGTTGCCCTCCATGCCGAGTTGCATCGTGCTCTCAATGAAGCCAAGGCCCCAAAATTGCCGATCGTCCAGGCGCGTTTCGCACTGCACAAAAACGAAGGGGAACATTGGCGCGGTCCATGCCGAGTCATCCTTGCTCAGCATCTCCTCGCCATTGACGACAATCGTATGTTGTCCGTCGTAGTCGCCCTCGTCGTCCGGCTCAACGCCGACACGCCACCACTCGATGACCTCGACGCGCTTGGAGCGCTTAGGGACCGTGGCCGTACTGTTCAAGCGCACGTCTAGCGCCGACTCGATAGCGTGCGCTCGCTCCGCCGAGTCGCCGAATTCTTCCAGTAGCTCGTCGCTAGAGCGGTCGTAAACGCGGCAGAGTGTGCGCGGATTCTGCCTCTCAGCAGGATCAACAAACAGCTCGGTCACCGGTACGCCCTCTAGGCAGATCTGTTTAGTCGTGGCGTTGGCGTAGACGTAGACCGGGCCCGCGCCTTGGCACAACGACTCGGCTCGGCGCTGGAGCATGAACGCCCAAGCGTCTAGATGCTGCTCGTGGCGCTGGCGCAGGATGCCCTCGCAAAATTTGTCCGCCTTCTGAGCTCGGCGCCGCACCTTCCATTCCGCGCCGCTCGTCATGAACTGCGGCTTCGGCTTCTGCGGAGCAAACACGGTAGAGCACGCGGTCAGAACCAGCGAGCGAAAGCTGTTGTACGTAATGTCGGAGTCGGCCGGCATCAGGACCTTGCCCGTGTCGGTCGTTCCGTTCTGGCCCTCGAACAGCTCCTGATTCAGCTTATAGCGAATCTCTCTCGTGGCCTGTTCGCTCTTGAGCGCGCGCGCCATAGCCTGGACCGTGCCGGCGCGCTCTTGGCCCGGCTTGGTGTACCAGGGACGCTCACGAGCCAATGGTTAGCCGGGGCAAGGTGGCCAACCATGGCACATGTGGCACATGGGCCGCAAGGGCGACCTACCTGACGCGTAAGACCTTACGCTTCGCGAGGGCCCGCATCTGCCTCTCCCGTTCGGCCCGGTGCCTGTCACGGAGCATTCGGTCATGCTCGGGTGTGCCAGGCTCTGGTGTCACTGCGATCGGCGCAAAGCTGCTGCGAAGCGTGCGACAGCCGTACAGCGCCGCGTCGCAAGCGTGGTTCGGGAACCGCGGATCTTCCTTGCCGTCCTCTCCCCAGCGGAGCACCAGGGCCTCATCAACCAGGGCTCGACAGTTGGCGTAGTCGGCCACGATGGCGCCGGCCATGAGGTCGCCGGCCATCCATTCCTGGTGCGCGCGCTTCTCGGTCTTCGCCACCGCCTCGCAACCGATTCCCTCCTCACGCATGTGGACCGCGTAGCCTTTACCGGCGCCGCCCTCGTCCACGACGACCCGGGCGCCAGGAAACAGGGCCAGCAGTTGCCGCACGCGTACCACCACAGCGTTTGGCGACATGCCCTCCTGTTTTTCCGCGTGCCTGATGAATTTTTTGCCAGTCCCGGCAACGGCACTGGCGATAACGAACGCCATCGCATCCCGGTAGCCGACATCCACTGCTAGCACGGTCGTAACGTGACCCTCGGGCAGCGCGCCGTCCCATTCGTTCAGCGGCCGCCGAAACGGGTAGACCGAGCTGGCGTTGTCGTTCGTCCAGCGCCCTAGCCATTCGCGCAAGTAGCTCGGGGTCGCGTCCGTCCACCCGAACCGCCGTTGCCGCTCGGCAAGCCACGAAGCCGCATGAGGAATCGCGGCGTTTTGCAAGACCGTCCAGTGGTGCCGGCTCCAGCCTTCCGCCGCGGTCGTGACCGAATGGAAGTAGCCAGTCGGGACCACGCCCGGTGAGCTCGTGAGGGCGAGTTGCCCCTGGTGATCTAGGAGCGTGGCGTCGAGCACGCCCTCCACGAGCTCTTCCAAAAACCCCGCCATAAACCCGCACTCGTCCACGGCTACCGACCACAGTGCGATGCCGCGGAACTTCTCGATCTCGCCTTGGTGCGGGCATCCGGCTATCCAGATGCGGTGCCCGTTGTCGAGCACTACGTAGAGCTGCCCGTCCTCTGTTTGCTCGCGCACCTTGACCCCGGCGGACTTGGCGATCCGCTTGATTGCCGGCACCAGGATGGCCCTAGCCGAGCCGCGCCGTAGCGCAACGAAGGCCGAGAGCCCATCCGGCGACGCGAGCCCTCGGATCAGTAGCCACGCGGCCACGCCGTGAGATTTGCCCGCACGCCTGCCGCATAGCGCGGACTTGCGCTGACTGTCATCCTCGACGAAGGCGCGTTGCTCTGGGCCCAGCGCCGCCAGGATGGCAGCGACCGTGCCGACGGCAGCGACGCCCAGTGTGCGCCTTCGGATCGCGCGAGCGAAACGACGGGTGAGCTTCATTCGTCGATGACGGCCGGACTGCCCCGGTCATCGTCTACGACGGCCAGGCACTCTGCTTCGCGAACGGCTCGGAAGCTCAGCTCGTCGTCAGACCACTCGCACCCCTTTTTGTTTTGGCGCGGGATGTTGAGATCCCAGTCGTACGGCTGCCCAGCGAGCCGATCCACGAGTACCACCTCGCCCTCTAGCAACGTAGTTGGGTGCCAGGTCCCGAGCGGCCCGTAGTGTCCAGGGCCTACCGCGACCACGCGGGCTCGCCTGACGTTTTCCTGGTGCGCCACCGGGATATGTATGCCGCCCGGCGTGACCGTCGGATCGGCCTCGAAAACCACAAACACGTTGTCCGAATAGGCCTTCATAGCAGCCATCCCCAACCGGCCGGACTGACCAACATACGCTGCGCCGGCTTCGCGGTGCCCCGGTCAAAAGTAACCACTACGTTAGGGCCCTGTAATTCAATGGTCGTCACTGTCCCCGCCCCGTCGTAGCTCCGTCCCACCACTAGCGCGCGCTGGCTCGCAAATAAGTCGATCATAACATTAGGGGTGAATATCTGAATTAACGTTGATTTCTCGGCCATCATTTTACCTTTTCTGACAGCATCTTAGCCGTCATCGCTCGCAGCTCATCCTCGGGCAAATCCTCAGTATCGTCACCACCAATCCGCAGAACCTGCACCACCGCGCGCAAGGTCCCGACAGTGCCGGCTACGTCTGCGTTGGGCTTGAGCGCGGCGACCACGGCCACGTCGCGTAGCACCGCCAGGACCGCCCGCTCGCGCTCCAGCGTACCGGGTTGCTCGGCTAGGCCCGGGATGCGCTCCAGCGCCGCAACCAATCGGAGCTTCGCGGCATTGGCGGCCCGCTCGAGTTCGGCGGAGCCGTGCATCTGTTCCACGCCTAGCAGCGAGCTCGCCACCTGCACAACTTTGGTGGCCGCGTTGCAGTCCGGTTCAGGTACCTCTTCGCCGTGCTTGTTGATCCGACACTTGCCCATGGCCTTGCCGTAGATATCTTCTAGGCGCTCCAACATCTTCAGTCGCCTTTCCTCGGGGTCAGCGATGGCCGCAACCTCGTTCAGCGCCATCATGGCGCCCGTACGCCTAGACGCATCCCGCTCAGCAGCGGTGCCCCTGGGCGTTACTCCTCGGGGCACGTGGCTCCTTCGCGCGCGCGCGCGGTTAGGGCAAGCGTTTTCACTTCTTCGCCTTTCGCCTCACGGTTCGCGTGAACGGCGTCATCGGCGTCGGCATCGGGGCCGATGTAGTCGTCCGACCAGTGCGCAGGGGGCGCCGCGACTGTCAGACCGAGCTCCGCCATGTTCCGGCACTTCGCGCAGCGGGTCACATACAGCTCACCACAGTGCTGGCATTGATGAATATTCACGGCTGCTCAGTCCCCTCGGGTTGCCGCCGTGGCGGCTTCTTCGGTAGGGCCTTGCGCTGCGCCTCGTAGGCCGCCAGGTCGCGTTCGCGTGTGGCCGGGCTGATAGCGTCGCCGCCTGGGCCCGAGCCTCCTACGCGGCTCTGGGAGCGGTCCGCGAATGCTTGTCGTGAGTTGCTCATTGGTCTATTTCTCCCACCACTTCGGGTTTTCGCTGTCTTCGGTTTGGGTCGCTGGTCTGTCGTCCGGTGGCTCTGACTTCGGTTGCTGCCTGGCCGG